AACACACAAACATCCATTAGCAAAAATGGTTGTACAAGCAAGAGAGTTCAATAAAGCACGCACTACATTTATTGACACAATATTAACACACTCTTCGCACAGTAGAATTCACGCCGATATCAATCAAATGCGTGGTGAAACAGGAGGAACAGTCACAGGACGGTTCAGTTATAGTAATCCAAACCTACAACAAATTCCTGCACGTAATAAAGATATCGGGCCGTTGATACGATCAATCTTTGTCCCAGACGAAGGTTGCAAGTGGGGTAGTTTCGACTACTCTCAGCAAGAACCACGCGTTCTTGTGCACTTCGCCGCGCTTACCGGCGGTGGCTTGAAAGGCGCCGACGAGGTCATTGAGTCATATAAGACACAGGACCCCGACTTTCACCAAGCTGTCGCCGATATGGCCGGCATTGACCGGCGTACAGCCAAGACAATTAATCTTGGTATGATGTACGGTATGGGTAAAGGTAAACTATCTAGCGAGTTAGGTTTAGATAGAGACGAGACCGAAGATTTATTTGCTAAGTTTCATGCGAACGTTCCTTTTGTAAAACAATTAATGGAACAAGCAACACGCAAAGCAGATAATGTTGGTTTCTTACGCACACTGCTTGGACGTAAATGTCGTTTTGATTTATGGGAACCACGAGCATTTGGTATTCATAAAGCATTGCCACTATGGCAAGCGGAAAAAGAATATGGACGTGATCTAAAGCGAGCATGGACATACAAAGCGTTGAATAGATTGATACAAGGCTCTAGTGCTGATATGACTAAGAAAGCGATGGTTGATTTGTACGAAGAGGGCATTGTTTCACATATACAGGTACATGATGAATTAAACTGTTCTATTGAGAGCAAGGAACAGGCAACACGGATCAAGGAAGTGATGGAGAATACCGTCGAGTTAAAAGTACCACTTAAAGTAGACGCAGAGATAGGACCATCATGGGGAGAGATCCGAAAAAAGTAATAGGTGATGTTAACGAGTTTAGAGCTGTTATAAAGTTTCTACAAGAAGGATACATGGTATTTAAAAATGTATCCGGGACAGGTCCTATAGACCTTGTTTTAGTACACCAAGAGACAGGTGAGGTAAGAAAAATAGATGTAAAAACGACGTCATACCGCAAATCTTGGAAACCCGGTACAAGAATATGTCGACAACGGACACCGGAACAGGTAAAATTAAAGGTTGAGTACGAATTTTTAGATAAGGACGAAGATGTTTAAGGAACTATGCGCGACGTTATTCATATTATGTAATCCATTGTTAAATGGATTTGATTTTAATTATAACATGAATCCGCGCGATCAATTTGTAAAAGGAATAGCTGAGTGCACAGTGTTAAACAATGCATTTGTACCTCCTAATGAAAGAGTTGTAGTCGCTGTTAGTGTAGCACAAGCTATATTAGAGTCAGATTGGGGACGTTCTAGATTTGCTAAACAAGGTAATAATTTTTATGGTATCATACAAACAGATGAAACAGAGCCACATATAAAATCACTTAACAGTAATATAATGTTAAAAGTATACGGTAATAAATGTGAAAGTGTTTCTGATTACATTGATTTACTTAACAATTCTAGTGCATTTAAAGAATATAGAAATCTACGTATGACTCAGTACATGAATGATAATGTCAATGTGTATGATCTTATTCAAACTTTAGAAAATTACGCTGTAGACCCAGAATACACAAAAAAATTATTAGCTGTTACACTTGGTTTATTTGAAAAATATCCTCAAATATTTAGATCAAAAGAAATTTGGGAATACTACAGAAATAATAAAAAGACTTAATTTCCTTGACAATCTGCTAAAATCCCATATGTATGGGCTTGTATGAATAAACATACCATATATAGGAGAAAGAAATGACCGACATTAAAAAGTATAAATCTGTCGCGATCAGTATAGATACGTATAAACGAGCCAAGCCCATAGCAGAAAAAAATTATATGTCCATGGCTTCATTCTTACGTTACTTAATTGATAAAGAAGAAGATAGACCAACACTAAAAAACGGAGATGATAAACATGTCAGACACCAAGGATAGAAGAATCAAAGCAGCGCTGTACACAGCAGTTTTGAATAAGCTTGCCGGAGAGTTATCTGAACTTGAAGCTAAAGAAGTTCTTTTAACAAATGCACCTACTTACATTACAAGTAAAGATTTTGATCACGCAGATCATATTGAAGAGTTAAAGAATATTATATTGGAGAAAGTACACATTAAAGATGCTGTCAAAGATATAAAAGCAATTTACTTTGCAGAACAAATAGCTCAAGGTCATGTTAAAGATGAAAAAGCAACGAATAGTTAGTGCTGTAAGAAGAGTAAAAGATAAAGTGATTGTGTCCTACACAGACGGGACAACAAAAGAATTTACTGTGAATGAATGGTTATATTCTTATGGCGAAGGTCGTCGTCTGTGGGAGCAACACGAAAGAGAATTTAAAAACCCGGAGAATTTTGATGGCTGAAGAACAGATATCTTTTGATATATACCAACCTTTTGGACCAAGTGTCCTTAAAACAAAGCTACCTCAAATCTATGTCGATGCCTTAAACAAGCAATCTGATGATATATTGAATGATGAGGAGAAGAGTAAAGAGAGAGATTGGAGCCATAACCTTGCCGGGAACGTCAAAAAAGAGATTAGTATAGACCATATGGCAATCAATGGTTTACCAGAGTTTCTTGCAACCATATCGCAAGAATATACGAAACGTGTGTTACCCGAATATCTTCCCGAGGGTACAAAAATCGCGTTCCGTGTGTGGACAGTTAGTCAGTGGGCCGGTGACTTCAACCCGATGCATATTCATGATTCTAATTTATCGGGTGTTTGTTTTCTAAAAATTCCTCCTGAGTTTGATAAAGAATACGAAAAAGAAGATCATCATCCTACTGCCGGCTGTCTAGAGTTTATTGGGTCTATCCCAAATCACTTTGCTAGGCATAGCTTCTTAGTTAAGCCAGAAGTGGGTGATTTTTACATCTTTCCTAGTTGGCTAGTACATCAAGTCTATCCGTTTAGAAGTGAAGGAGAGAGACGCTCTATGGCGTTTAACGTGCACTTTACTATGGATAAACCACTGAAAGGGTTAAATGTCTGAGGAAACAAAATATGATAAGCAAGCAAAGAACTTACGTTACCGATTTGATAAAGAGGGGTTTAGACGTGCCCGGTGGGAACAACTAGACCGTAAAGAAAAAGACTATTGGCGTGGTCGGGTACAGCAATGGAACCAAGATAGAGTTATGCCGAACATGCAATACAGTCCTCGTCCTCATCGTAGTTAGTTACATATGTTACGGTAGGTTTAGTAGACTCTACTAAAGGTTCTTCCGCGCATTCACATAATTTTTTTCCTTCTAATTCTTCTATTCTGCCTTGTAAATACACAATAACATCCTTTAATTCTTCTACCGTCATATTATATCCTTTGTTTTGGGGGTAAGCTTCTAGCTATACACCGAAAACTTATATGGGATCAAGTTATTTTTCAGATATTTTTTCACCAATTGCATAAATCATCACCGCGATGAATAACAATATAATAATTATAGCAACTAGTCCTGTAAGTATGAGAATTTTCATTTCTTTTTCTTTTTTCTTTTCTTAAATAGCTTCATCCAATCGAGTCTCGGACCAAAATAGATCGCCTTGTACTTGTTACCAAGGTAATCGTAGTCCCAAAACCACTGCCAGACGTACCTAGCCAAGGGATGCCATCTCCGCACTCATCGCTTGTGCTCTGTTTGGTGTTTGTTTTGCCCAACGTGAGTCAAGCATTTCGCTCGCCGCCGTAGAATAGTCTAACCCGGACAATGCTTTCCACATGTTCTTGAACTTAGAGACACCTGTCTTACCAAGCTGAAAGATCATTTCGATAATAATCTCCTCTGCCACCTCGTCCATATCCATGCAACCATTCTCTGACATCAAGTCTTTTGCGCCTTTGATTGCGTTCTGTAGATCAGCTTCAAGTATGTCCATGAGAAACTTCTCTTCGTATTCTTTATCATCTTCCCAAAACTCTTCAACGCAGAGGTGTCCCACGCCTATCGTTCTTTTGTTTAGGGTATCTAGGTACACCTTGTTTCTGTAGCCTTCGTGTTTTTTCACGGAAGCTAGTAATCTATCCATGTTCATTTTGTTTCTCCTTATAATCTCCTTTGAGATATGTTATGGTTTGCACCCACCCGGAAGGTATGGT